AAAATCTCTCATAAATTGATTAAAAAAATCATTTAAAAAAGAAGGAAGGGAGTAAATGGATTCCTCTTTTTTCAAAAGCTTTTGAGTCAGCCACTGAGTAAAATATCGTGTCGAAATCGGAAAGTCTCCAAAATTAACAAACTCAGTTGTTGTTGTGTTTTGGGGATTCACAATCTCCATGGGTCCAAGCACCAAACGAAATTTTTTAAATCGCTCATAAAATTTAGTAACCTTGTCTCTCTCCGCGACCAATTGTTCGTTTACCCTATCTTTGTCGATTCCATCGATACTCATGGAGCCCTCAGTAGTTAAAAGGAGTCTATTTTCAAAGCTTTTATCAATTCCCCTTAAAATAGAATCAACCAAATCGTTGACATAAAAATAGTTAACAATCTCGTGATCTAAAATCCCCACCGTGGTTGCTGAAGTTGAGGGTGCCGCGGCAGTGGCGGCTGTCCGGGCATCTTGTCTGGCCTTCCATTCGGCGTGTTCAATTCGCCATGCGGCAAGCGCTTCCTCTGAGGGCTTCCCCATGGTCGGGTTGCCACCCATGTCGGCGCCGTAGCTGGTCACCGGTGCCACAGATATCTCTCCCTCGGGCTTCGGGGGCTCCACGTCTGCGGCTATCGCCTCCTCGGAGGGGCCCGTCGTGAGCCCCTCCACAAGTTCGGGGCTATAATCCGCTAATATCGTCGCAGTGGTGGAGTCGCCTGGAAGTGCCTGTCCAACATAATTCGTTATATCAAAATCAGGCCCTTGCACCAAATAATCAGCAATACTTTTATAAGGCAGCGATAAATTATAAAGACGCCACGCGTTCAACAAACCATTCATTAAGCTTTGCAGGCTCCTTATCTTATCTTGTTGAATGGTGTTCCTGCTTTGTTTTTTCAGTTTATTAAGCTGGTCCGGTTCGCATTCTTTATTAAAAACTTTAAATTTTAATTTTCTTCTTAACATGTTTCGTTCAACGGCAGGATCTGTAAAAATATTAAAGCTGGGCTGATCAAAAAAGTCTTCAACATAAGCTAAATAATGAATCACGAAACTGACACGACCCATTTCATCTATATTAAATTCATGAGTGGTGGGTGTTAAATTCAAAGATATATAAGAATTATAAATCGAGTCTAGCGGGACCGGAGACGCTCCATTGGGAAGTTGCCACCCAACAACAGCTTTTAACCGAAACATTAATTTTGAAAGATTGTCGTAGACTTCATCGGCAGCATGGGGATTTATTTTATTAACCGAATCAGCCATTAACTTCGAGCCGGTTTTAAGGGCTAGCTCAATATATCTATACGGCGCGGCGCTGTCGGGAGACCTTTCTCTTAATAGCTCATCAAAATCATTTGCAAAGATCGTCAATTTTGCTTTAATGCTTTTTTTGAGTCCAAACGGGTTGTCTGCCTCATAAGAAAACGTAAAATCTTTAATGCCGGCACCAAATCCTCTTCTATATCGATCTTTTAAAACATCTTCCGCATACTCTGGAGTCAAATGAGAATCAAAATTAATTTCTTGTTCATACTCGGTACCATCTTGCAGATCCGTAACCTTATAAAGACTAATCATAGGCTGTAAGCTGGAAATTTGGGCCGGCGTTAATTCATAAAACCTTTCGGCAGACTCATACTGTGTCAGCTTATTAATCAAACCAAAGGGATCGCCGTCGACCAATAAAGATGAGTTGACTCCGTTAAGATAAGGTAAGTCTTTGGATTTTGCATTCTCTACGGTGATGTGGGACCTCTCCTTTTTGTAGGCTACAAAATCCTTAAGAAAAGTTAACAGAAAGCACTGCTCTTCAAATTCAACCTCTCCGACCCCCACAATCGTCGCTTCTTCGTCCGATGCTGCTGCGGCAACTTCGTCTGCTTCTGCGTCGGCATTTTGGGCGGCGATTGCGTCGAGTTCTGCCCTTCGCTCGATGAACTGGCTGATGTATGGATCCTTCTCGGACTCAGTGCGGCCCGGGGCATCGGGATCGTCGTACCAGTCTGAAATAAAGCTTTGTTGGGCAGCGTGACCTTCGGGTGACTTGTCGAAAGTTACCTCCCAAGGGCGTTCCGGATCTTCGGGATCGTATACCGGTTGATCTTTTGGTGGTATTGCCACTTCTTACATCCCCAGCACTCTAAGTGCTTGTTCAAGGTTCAATGGAATATAAATCACCTTGCCTGTCTCAATGTGTGCTTCCGTGGGATAACTATTATACCACGCGATAACCCACCAAAACCGCGTGTCGTTATAAAACTTATGCGCCAAATTATAAAAGCGATCCCCATATTTCCAAATATATGCTGTCGTTTTAAGTCTGCTACGTTGTTCAACTGTGGGGTTCGTAAGAATCGGGGTGGCATATTGTCTTATAGCGGGCATTTTGCGACTTTTTCTCAAAGGCGCATAATATTCACTGCTATTTATTAAAATACGCGTGTTGTTATATCTAGACATAGTTTGCTAATCTCCTTTTATGTTCCATCAGTAAATTCAATGGGCCAAAACGACGGCCTGGGTTCGTCTCCCCAGCGAGCTTTTTTCAAGCCATCCATTGTTCTTTCAAAAAGCGCCTTTTTTCCATCTTCTGTGGCTGTGTCGCCAGACTCGCCAGTTACTGATTCGTCCACAGGGGGGGTTCCCGGGTCCAACAGCACATTATAAGGAAATCGCTGAGAAGAAAAGGCGAGGGATCCCGGGGGATCGTTCGCCGGGTTTGGTTCCCACCCCAATGAATGCTCATGAATGGCTGAAAACCCCAACGTAACGTCTATCATTTTTGGAAGGACGACGCCGGATCCCTGTGTCGTGGGTGCGGGGTCGGCTGGATTGCTGAACAGCTTGAACTTGCTGTCAGTAGCGGCTGGCTCTGCAATTGTTGGTGCATCGATCACTCCAATATCGCCTTCCATGTTATGATTAAATGTTAAATTGGTAATTAGTCCTAAGAGGCCCTGCTCTGCATCGAAGGTACTACTCTTAATGTAGTCCTTCAAATATTGTTCTCGGGTTAAGCCGTCCCCGCTGATGAGGTGCTGAGTGTATCCGGGCGCCTGCTTCGCAAGAAGATTCATAAACTTTATTCTAATCAATGGCGATTGAGTAACCGTAAGTGCGCCGCTCGCGGCGTTCGGCATAGCATACACAGGATATAAAAATCTCATCAACAATTGAAGCTTTGCAAGGTTTTCATAAGCCTCTCCAGAAGAAGCGGCAGGAATTTTAAATCCCAATGATATTTTTCTTTCATTTTGTTTGAACATCTGGACCGGATCACTCCGACCATAAATTCGTTCAGAGGACCAATCACTAGCATATGTTTCGTTAAATGCGGTTATAAATGCCTTAAAGAAAATCTCTTTTTGGGTTGGGACATGAAAAAAAGAAATTACGGTTTGATAATTATTTGCATAAGCATCACTACCGTCTGTATAGGGATAATGTGTTTGTCCGGATCCTTTTTGTTTGAGTTCCAGTCCCCCCCCGTATGTCAGGGCATTGAAATTTTTAAAATCTTTGGGATCTGCCATGTTTATTTTTCCTCACGAATGCGCGCCATGCTTTGTGCGGTGCGAGTCGTTTGATCGACGGCCCGCCATTTGGCGGCCGTGCGCTCGGCTAGCTCGGCCTCGGTCTCCTCGGCCGCGGCCTCGGTCTCCTCGGCCGCGGGCGTGGGTGCGGCGGGCTCCGGATCTTCATATAGGGGCGCGCCATATGGAAAACCACTATTCCCCCCATCAAACTCCATAATGTTCTCGCTCATGCTCCACCACCCCTGAGCAATGCGCGGTTCGTGAATAACTGAAAACTCCAACGCAACGTCCACCATTTTGGGAAGAATGGTATTTGATCCCTTAAAGTCAATCGCGCCGATATCACCTTCCAAATTATGATTAAATGTGAGGCTACTAATGGTTCCCAGAAGACCGGTCGCGGGGTTGCCATCGTTGGCGGATGTTACGTATTCGTTATAAAGCTCTGTCGCGGATCCGTCAATAGTCGCGACGGGCCCTCCGGGACGATTTGCCAACAAATTCATAAATTTTATTCTAATTAAGGGTGATTGCGTAATTGTTTGTGCATGCGCCGCATTTTTATAAGCGGGATATAAAAATTGAGCCAATAATTGAAGCTTCCCAAGGTTTTCGTAAGCTTCTCCGGAAGAAGCAGCGGGAACCTTAAAGGCTAACGATATTTTTCGGTCGGTTTGCCTAAACATATAAATGGGATCTGCTCGACCAAACACACGCTCAGACGCCCAATCAGAATTACACGTCTCATTGAATGTTGAGATAAATGCCTTGAAAGTAACCGAGTTTTGCGAAGGTTGGTGCAAAAAAGAAATTACTGTTCTATGGTTATTTGCATAAGCATCACTTCCGTCGACAAAGGTGTGGGTGCTTCTTTCTAATTCTCCCCCATATTGCAAAGCGTTAAAGGGTTTAAAATCGTCAGAATCTGCCATGATATAATCTCCTTTTCATTAACTTTGACTCACATTAATTGCAGTAATTTCTTTTCCAATCACATCCAACACAAAATTACCCATTGTTCTTTCTCCAATCTTAAGTTCGATTGGCTGTCTTACTGTTTGGGTTGCACCACCTCCACCACCCATCGCACCTCTCGCGATTTGCATGGGAGCAGTCACGGCCGAAGCCACAGTGTTCGCAACCCCAACGGCACCAGCAGTATACATTAGTGCGACTGCTTTGGTGGTGGGTATCTGATCAATGGCAGCAGCAATTTTTTCAACGTTGGTGGCAATCGCCGGGTCGCGTAGGTTTTCCATCATGCTATTAAGCATCTGAAGAGGTTTAAACATAACATCGGTTAGAGCCGCAAATACACTTTTTAAAGTGTCGATTGGATTTAAAATCGCCTTCATAACTCCTCCAATCGCCTCAAAAGAATGAGCAAATTTCCAAAGTCCTTCGAGGAATGTTGAAGCCCCCGCATCATCTTTAAATAATAGGTCACTAACTTTCTTTATTTCATCCCAAAAAACCACAACGACAGCAATAAGTGCCCCAATTGCTAGCCACATAGCCCACGCCGGCGCAGTTACAATTGCTATAGCTATTCCAAGCAACTTAAGAAAAGCAGCCAGCTTCACTGCCCCTACAATTAATTCTTTTATCAGGTCTTTCTTCTTATTAAGCTTCTCGGCCAGGTCGGCTATCCAATCAATAAGCGGCAAAAGAATTGGCACCATGTCGGCCAACGTCGCATTGAATTTGTCTTGCAATGTCTGAGTGGCTAGCGCCTGTGCCGCCATCTTTTCATAATCTGCTGTGGTTTTATTTGTGGTACCTGCCAACGTATCCATGTTGCCACTCATCATCAGTGCCAAATCACCCACATCCTCAAGACCCAAAGAATCGGCATAAAACTTTCTCTGATAATATGACATATCATCGAAACTCAAGCCGGCGTCCAATAGAGAATCACGAATCATTCCAAATCTTTCTGCTGGATCGGTTGCCATCATCAGATCCATGGCATTTACGAAGTTCCCGCCAAGGGCGGCATTTAATTTACCAGCTTGTTCTGCGGCGCCCTCAAAAGTATCGAATTTATCAGTTATACGAAGAACCTTTTCCATTTCTAAACCAGTAATCTTTGAAATGTGTGCTAAATCTTTAAAAGCCTTGGTTCCCTGATCTCCAAGTTTCGCCAAGCTGGGCCCCATCGATGCATATTTCTCAGAAAGCGTATCAACCGGAACACCCAAGTTTGTCGCGAAGTCTTTTAGTTCCATCGCTGTTTTGTTGGCTTCTATCACACCTTGTCCAAGCATTTTGGTTGAAACCTGAATGCCTTTTGCAAAAGCTTCGTTAGAGACACCCAATTCCGCCAAAACGGCGCCAGTTTTGCCTAATTCTGCTCTTGTTTGTGGGGCGAGCATTGTAAAATCTGTGAAATTTCTATATAACCCCTCCATTGCTTTGCTGGCTTCTTCAATGCTTACGCCGGCGCCACGAGTAGCCTCATATACCCCCGTCATCTCCCGGGCCATTCCAGCGGTGGCGCCGGTTGTTTTTCTGAATTTGCCTTCTGCATCATGCATGGCAATTGCCAAATTCACTATATTATTAATTACACTGATCAGTATTCCCGTGCTTAACTTATTTAATGCCGAAAAAAAGCCGCCGGCAGACATGCCCGCCATGGCTTTCCAATATTTTTTGCCTTTTCTTATATCGAAGGCGCCAGTATATACGCTGGTGGCGCCTATCATTTCCGCATTTATCTCTTTCCATGCCTCGGCGCCCTCTTTGGCGCTAGCGGTGAATTCGTCTTGAAATTCTACTTGTGCTTTGAAGAGTTCTATATTTCTTTCTTGCGTCTGCTGTTGTTTAAGAAGTTCCTTAAGGGCTGCTTTTTCTGATAGTCCAAACTTTTTCATGTACTCCGCGAGAAGTTTGTGATCTTTTAGTGTTTGATCGGTGAGGCGTAATTTTTCCTCCTCAAGATGGAGCCTCTGTTGGCTTACCAAATGCGAGCCCGCCACAGTATGTTCTATTTGTTTATATATACCCAGAAGGTTCTCTGCTCCATCTACTTGGTCCTGAAGATAGGTCGCACTCTTTTCCAAGAAGGCTAATATTTGTTGATTCTTCTTTAACTCAAGCTCTTGCTGCACCGAGCGTCGTTCGCCTAGCGCGACGAGGATCTCCGTGTCAGCCCTCATTTGAGCAATTTGAGCGGGAGTATATGATGCCACAGGTATGCCCTCTTAGAGATGTGTCTCAAATTAAATAGTTTTATAAAAAAAAGATAGGGCGATTGTTTTTGCCCTATCTTCTAATGTTTATCGGTGCTGTGAGGGGATCCCAGGGTGATTGTGGGAGGTTAAAGTTTGAGAATTTCCCCCTCCTCCCCTCGAAGCCTTATCCATCGCATCGCTTTCGGTTTTAAGCTGCCTAATTAGTCTTTCGACAAACCACATGCGCAAACCAACAGGAAGATTGTAGGCTTCCGAGAATGACCAACCACCAGAGTATTTTAAAAAGAAAAACTGTTCATAAACACTCTCCATATATTCATCTGTCAGGCCAAAAAAAGTCCGCTGTGAGCGGAACCTCCATTAGTTGTTCGTAGGTACACTCTGAACACTCAAAATTATGTGTCATATCAATATTCGGAGAAGCCAACTTAAACGATGCCCTCAAGTGCCTTGAATCTAATGAAGGCATATTATCAATAAGATACTTTCGAGCTTCTATGGAATCATCCCCATTAACAGCCACAATTATATTTGATAGTTGTCTTGTCACTACTCTCTCTGGGTTTTTATTTTTACGTTCCAGTTGAGTGGCACTAACTATCGATTTCTCATCATTTCCGGTTAATAATCTAAATGTAACATTCACCTTCGTGCGGGGTAGCTCAACTTCAAATGTTCCATTTTCGTTATCTGTAATGCTTAAAGCATCTATTTCGTCGCCGCAATAAACTTTAACGCTGTTCAAATCAAAAGTATAATCTTGATTTGTTCCACAGCTTGGGCAAGATACTTTTGTAGCGTATTCGTTTCCATATCCAGAAACCCTTGCAGCAATAATTATAGCGTTTTTGTCACCAACCAAAAGATGATCACAATTTATTCTCTTGTCAACAATAATACTCTGAACCATTCGATCCAAAGCAACACCCTTTTTTAAGAGAGTTCGAGAAGTAAGCAAATCTTCTTCTTTCGCTGTCATTTGTTTAATTTCAAGACTATCCTCTCCATGAAGGGGGTGCCCCTCTGGATAGAATCTTCCCTTCGAAGGGAGTTCAACAAACTCAGTAGGGAGAACAAATGAAAATCCCTCTGAATCACTTTTCATAACGCTTGGAGGTGGCGTGTCTACATTTTTATTTTGTACACCACCCACGCGATCTTTATTTCTCGACAATATTCACCTCAGTTGTCTTTGATTATTAGCCGGGCCAGAATGTCTTGGCGCCACTATCGGAAGTAGCGACAGAGCCCGCAGTATTGGGCGTATCAAGCTTGGCCCAATCATATTTAAGAGTTAAGCTAATTTCTGATAACTCATCGTCACCATAAGCCAAATCACCATACTTAACATCACTAATAAATGCATTGTAAAGTGTCCACTTCTCTAATTCTCCGCCCGTCGCATCAATCTGCGTAACAGTAACTTGACCAAGAGAAGAAACGGCAGTTGCCTTTGTCATGGTGCCAACGTCATTGGGATCCGTGGGAGGATGATAGCCACCACCCTGGATCAAGCCAGAGATAGACGCCGCCATATCGGGCTCGCCGGGATCAACTAACGCGACAGTTACTTCGTTCCAGGTTACACTGCCGGGATAATAGAAGGTGTGATTTAAATACTTGTGTTCGGAAGCCGCAATTGTAAAAGACGGCTTGTCGGCGGTTTTAGCCCACCACAAAAATAAATTATCAGCACCAAATCCACCAAATTCGACTTTAAATCTAAATTTTCTTTTTGGATCTTTTAGGTTGGCATCTTCACCAAAGTTGGTTGACCAGAAAGGCATATTATAAAACTCCTATATTTCTATTTTAATTAGTAACGTGGGGGAAATTCCCCCCACTTCTTTTATTAGTCATCGAACGAGGCGCCCGTTGACATGATCACGAAGTCAATCGCGATGAACTCAATTGCTCTTGCGGGCTTAACCATGATCTTCGCATACAAGACGTTCTGATCGATTAAGTCGGGAGTAGTGGTTGATTCATCAAGAATCAAGCGATAATCCGTAATTCCGAATCTACTCTTAATATTTGACAAGAACGGGTCAATCAGGCCAATGAATCGATTCCACGTTGACTGAACGTTCTGTTCAAACAAAATCTGAGAGGCGAGAATTGAAATCTGCTTCTTCATAAAGATTACCAATCTCCGAACATTAATTCTATCAAGCGCAGACTGCTGTTCTTGAAGCGTCTTCTGACCGAACACCACAATGCCAGTGGACGGGAAAGAGGCAATTGGATTAATGTTTGACTCATAGAGCGTATCTCTGTTTTTGGACGTTAATCGCTCTGTAATGCCAGTAATGGGAATCCCGGCAGCACCTTCGGAAAGGCCGCCGCGATTAAATCCGGCTGGTGCAAACCATAGCTCTGACTTTGCTTGCGAACTTGCAAACACGCCCATCATTGCAACGGAAGGTGGAATCCAAAGAAGCCTGCTTGTCTTCTCATCGCGCGTCTGGACCCACGGGTAGAATGTGCAGCCATAACTTGAATCAATTTGTCTATCTTTCAAAGCCGTTGCTGCATTCTCTGGCGTGGTGCCAATTCGATCCGGCTTACTAGATTTATATGCTTCATGACCGGGAATATACACGCTGGGAAGGTCAATAATTGCAAGAGAGTCGGCCCGATCACCACACAGATTAACCTCGTGAGCAGTGAGAGATTCAAGCGTTAATCCTGGCGACACCATCATATTTATATCAACAAATTCAGGATCTGCACATGTGTCCATCGCCCTCTTCCACGTATAATAAATATAATCATTTAGTTCTGTAGAGGTTCCTTCCGTCATTCCGCCGTTATACATTGGGTCGGGCTTAAGAAGATCAAATCCATCAAAGCCGCCCCAGAAAGGAGCAGTAAACTGGCGATAGCCGTCAGTAAGGGTGGTGGAATAAGCGTGACCATTGCCTGCGGCCCGGGTACCGGATAGCCAATAATATTGACCACCGGAGGTTTTCACCAAATCATCCATGGAGAACATGTAAGACCATGCAGCGATTCCAGGGAGCGCAGAAGGATGTTGAGTACTTCCACTATAATTGGTAGGATCGCCCGGGAAATCAGCCGTTAGCAACCTGAGATAATCAGGAATGGAAGAATCATTAACAGTAGACTGTGCGGTGCGAGTCGTTTGTATTCCGAAATAAGCCCTCTTCGGATCTGACAGTCCGCCATCGGATGCAGAAAGCCGGAGAAGAGTGTCTGGGAATGCAAGGGTGCCGGAGAGGGCTCCGGAAACTGCTGCCGGATCGACCCCGTCGCCGTAACTCGCGGCGCCCGATAGAATTGCCGCGGCGTTGGAATTTAATAGCCCGGCGTCGGGAAAATAAATATATGTGTTGTCAATCGCAGTATCGGTGGAGGATCCTGTGATAACTCCCGTGGTCTTAAATTTGGGAGGACCAAAATATCCAAACGGCAGCAATGTGTTAGACTTGGTTGTGCCCTCTTGTACATCTGAAGTAGTTTCAACATAAACAAACTTTGACCGATTCGGATAATCACCATAATTCTTTAGCATCTTGTTTGTTGAATCCCATTGCTGATACTGATCGCCTATTATTCGCGAAATAAAGTTAGGAGATGCTGGGTTGAGCGTAAGATTGTCAAATCTTTCCATAACCTGTACATTATTATCGGTATCCGAAAGGGCCCTGATGATTACAGAGAAAGTACCATAATCACTGACCGTTGTTGTAGATTTTCTAATATTAGCAATAGACACCTTACAATTCTTATGGAGCCACTCGCCATGGCCTCGTCCCTTGAGGCGGAAAAGTTTCTGTTGGGCCTGGGGCGCGAAACTAGCTGTGTCATTCAAATCTTGCCCGATAAACCATCCCGCCACAGCCTCATTGCTGGCTCGGCGCATAGCCTGGGGGCCAATAGTGCTGTCAGAATTTTTAGCAATGGGGAGAATTACGCCATAAGTCATACTGTTATGCAGGCTGCGGCGCCGAAGCTCTTGTTCATAGGTTTCGCCAAGCCAATAATTCTCAGCCACAGAAGCAGGATAAAAGGCGCCAGGCTCGGAGGCTAATTGTGGATTGGTATTAAAGACCTTCCGAACAAAGCCGGCACTTGTATCATCAAAATTAAATGTATAGTTCTTTGTACCCCGCGTTGAGCTAGACAAGATAACTCTATGATTATAGTTAGTATCGCTAATAATTACCTTACCAACGCCCGAACTCTGAGAATTGTTGCTAGATGCTGTACGGAATAGCGTCCCACTTAACTGAATAGAAGAAGTTTTATTTAGATACCACACGGCAGCCAAGCGGCCAGTGCCGAGATCGCTCGCGGACTCGGGGGTGACGGCGTAGGAGACGGAAGAACTCTTAAACAGCCACAAACCAAAGGCGCCACCATTTTCTGACCCAATTGCTGCGGGGGTTACTTTGAAAGTCTGCCAACCCGCAATTCCTGCGGATCCGGCAGTCGCGTTCGAATCCTGCTGCCCCAAAAGTCTTACATAGGTAAGGGGCGCCACATTTGAGCGAAGGAAAGCTTTTGCCGCATACGTCCCATACATGGGAGACTGGAAGTTTCCGTTACGAACAACATCACTCGATCCGCCGCCGGGCACAGTTTCACCAAACATTTCAACAAATTCAGAATAAGACTGAACCTTTACAGGCTGCATCGCCAAGCCGCGAGTAGATCGCCCAATAACGCAAGGACCGATAGTTTCGGCTGATTTGGGGATGAAAGAGTTATCAATCTCGTTGATAAACACCCCAGGAGATACAAATTTAAAGTTTTTTACTGACATATTGGGTTCCTCGCTTCTAAATAATGGGATTTAATTGCGGTACAATCATAGTTTAAATAGTATTTTGAACTTCA